TGAACCCAACCAGGCTTGCCATCACTAGACCTACTCTTGCCAAACCAGTCACGCAAAGAACTATCACCACTTTTCGATTCACTTACTCCTCCACCATTTCCATTATTACCATTTCCATTGCCGTTGGTGTTTTCTCCATTTTCACCATTTTCTCCAGAGTCTTCTCCGTTTTCTTTGCGGAGATATCCACTAGATGCCACACGATATCCTAATGGAATTCGTTTGCATTTTTTATCCTTATAGCAGTAATAATAACCCTGCTTACACTTCTTCATTTTCGTTGTTTGCGTTATTATTATTTAGAAAACCTTGCTTCAGCATTTTCTGAAGTTCTGATGTTGATCCAACAAATACTGCATTGTTGGTGACATTATTTGTAGTTTTCTTTGTATTTTCTTCTACATCTTTAAGTTTCTTTTGAAGATCAATTAACTTATCAGTAGTATCTGCAACACTTTTAATTAATTGTCCAGCAACCTCATAAGCTCTTGGACTCGCACCTTCACCGGCAACTTCCATGATTCCATTAATTGCTTCTTGCCCCTTTTCAATCAAAGAGTAAAGATTTGCTCTACTATATTCATAGTCTTTTTGAATATCTCGATCCTTTTTCTCGACAATATTTAATTGTTGTGATGATTTTTCATCAACAATTTCACTCTCAACATTAAGAGCTTTATCTATGCTATGATAATTATCATTCATACTAATTAAATATCAGTTTGTTGTGTTGGACTATATTCTTTAGAATCTGTGAAGAAATCTATTGATTCACTAAATCCAAAATCATCATTTGGTTCGGCATCAATAGGATCTGGTGTAACAGTATATCTGACAGATCTTTTTGCTGTTTGTGTATCAACTCCATCATGTTGATCAACAATAACTTTTCTGATCAATCCATCTGTGGATTCGGCAACAGGTCCAAAGAGATATGTTTTAGCTGTAAATTGTAATGTATATATCAAAGCTCTTCTGGTGCTGTAATCTCCTTCATAGTCATCCTGAAGAGATATTGAATTTAAAACGACAGGAATATCTTTCTTTTCTCCAATAGAACTAATTAAATTTACCGTTACATTAAATGATGGTTGAAAATATGGTAAAATTTGTTCAATAATTTGGAGAGCATCTTCATTCAGTTTACTTAAAATATTGAGCTCAAAATTAATATTATATGGGACAGGCATGTATACTTTTTTGACATTTGATCCATCAGTCGCTTTAAATGTTGAAGTAACTGAAGTTTTTCTGGATGAATCGTAATTTATTCCCATCATTTCAAATGACATTCTCGGTAATGTAATTTGAACGGGTTTATTTAAATCACTTTGCTGTTCAATTCTTGCTAGAAATTTTTGAATGGGTGCGTATGCCAAAGGAACTTTCATATCACTTAAAGTTCCTCCAGAAGAATTATCATGTTTCACGTGAATATCATTAAACATCGTTCCAAAAGCAACGATAGTTTTTCTAATTATTTCGTGATAGTAATAAGTTCCTAACATTAGTAAGTTCCAAAGGGATTAGATTCTGTAAAGTCTAGAATTGAATCTGCCACAGATTCAATATCCAAGTTATCTTGATATTTATCATTAATTGTTTCATTTTCTGCAGAAGATTTGAATGCATAAACTGCACCAGATTCTGCTCCTGTTACAACTTCGCCATCAGTGAATGTTCCAGAAACATTTCCGACACGTAATATGAGATCATCCCTATTCCAATTTTTAACTCTTCCAATAGCACCTGAAGTTCCTCCAGTGATTTTTTCTCCAAGTTTAAACGTTCCAATTCCGGATAGCACTGACGGATCAGATATAGTTACAGTAGGTGCTTCAGTATATCCTATACCAGGATTTACAATTCTGAAAGAATCTACAGTATTAAATCTAGGAGGAATGTTTCCAGAATAAAGAACTGAATTTGCTGTTGCTGTCGTTCCTGATCCTGGTCCTGCTATAGTTACAGTTGGTTCCGTAATATAACCAGATCCAAAATCGGTTATTGATAGAGAAACAACACCAGTAGAACCAATACCAACGGAACAAGTTGCGGCAGCACCAGTTCCACCGCCCCCACTTATTGTAATTGTAGGTGCTACAGTGTATCCAGTACCGGCATTAATCAAAAGTATCTGATCTATTGTTTTGCTGCCAGAAACAGTTTTTAATGTTGCTACAGCAGAAGCACTAGTGCCACCATCAGGAGATGTAGAGATTGCTACAGTTGGAACAGAAGTGTAATTGTAACCATCATTATTTAAGAATATTTCTCTAATATAACCAGTTCCAATATTTGCAGTTGCGGTTGCAGTTGTTCCTGCCGACACTAAAGTAAGATCTACAAGATATCCCTGATCATCAAGTAGTTCATCGATATCTGTAATATTTGTATCAATAATTTCATCTTCATATTCGAATAATTCACACTTTAGTTCATAAGTATAATTCTTATTTAATTGATAGAAAGGACTTTCATGTTCTACAAATTTAATTTCAAACAATCTTGAAGATAGTGGAAAATATATTAAATCTCCTTCCTTAGGTCTAGAACTCATTTTTACCGTAGCACCATCATCATAACTAGCATCACTTTCTATTCCATCAAGTCTACCTATCAAAAATGGCGAAATAAAATCTTCAAATCTTTCTTTTGATATGGTTAAAGTTATTTCATCTCTTAAAGAAATGCCAAATTTTGTCATAAGATCACCTTGACCTGTATGACCCTCATAATTATTTAAATATGCTTCAAGAATAAAATTATCATCAAATTTTGATGATTGTACTTCATTAAATACATCATCAGTATCAATCATTTTTCTAGGAATGTAAGTAACCTCCATCCCAAACATTCTAATATGTTCATTTATTAAATCTTGAACAAGAAATTGCTCACTAGAAGTTCCGTGAAGAAAAAAGGGATTAAGTGCCATTATCCAATAAAATCTAAGGGTGGTAATTCATGCTCTAAGGACATGGTCTGCTTCAATTGATCTATTTCCCTTTCAGCATCTTCGTATATTTCTCTCCCATTCAATTCTATCCCCCCAGGAAGCTTAACTCCCCTAAACTTGATAAGATTTTGTCCCCACTGTCTTTTTATAATTGCAGTTAGATATTTTTTGAGGAAAGAATCGTTATAAACTTGACTAAATGATGTTGGATCTAGTGCTCTGTAACAATCGATGACAATAAAATCATCTTTACTTTGAGAAGACCAATCAATATCTAAATATAACCTATCTTGTCTTTTATTAAATCTAATTTGTTTGTCTGTGGTTAAAAGAAAGTCAATGTCTTCCAAATACGATTTAACCATACTATATTGTAACAAATCCACAGAATTAAAATAATACATATCATTTAAAAATATTTGATATTTGATACTGAACATTCCTCCAGAGATTGAACTTGTATCAAATTTAAATATTTTTTCTATTCCAATTACAGAATCTGGAACTTTAATATAGTTTGAGTTTTCATAAAAATTAAAAGTAGTTGCTGCTCCAACAATCGTCGATGTTCCTGTTGTCGTAACTATTCCAACTCCACTTGTTCCGCCAGCTTTACCTCTATCAATATCTTCCTGAGTAATTTTATATTTCAAATACATTCTTTCGACACCATCAAAGTGCCTTTCCTGAAAATATTGTATGGCATCATCGACCAAATCATCTATTTGATCATCATCTACATTTATTTCTAAAACCGGAGCGCCAAGTCGTCTAAGACAATAATCCACCAGTTCCTGTCTAGTTGATGGTTGTGCCATAAATGAATATTCCTTTAAATTTATTTATTAAAACTCTCCACCATCTATCACTGAAGACCATTTAGGAACTCCAGAAGAATTTGTGGTAAGAACTAAATTTGTTGTCGTAAGAGTTTCTGTAGTGTTACTAGTAGCACTTACTAATTTCCCAGCATTATTAAAATATGCAATTCCATTAGGGCCATCAAAATCATCCGCATCATAATAAAGACCTTGACTTGCAGTTAATATACCAGTTATGTTGAGAGTATTTGTGAAAGTTGAAACACCAACAACATAAAGATTATTTGTTGAGGTTATTCCAGAAACAAATGCATTTCTCCATTTTTTCTCATTAGTTCCAAGATCATATAAATTCGTTGCATCAGGAACTAAATTTGATACAAACTCTCCTCCAATATTAATATTATCAGTACTTTCATCTCCAAGATTTATAGTTCCACCTCTAAAGGTTGCTTGTCCTATGAATGTGGAAACACCGGCAACTTGTAATCCCTTCCCTACAAATAAATCACCGCCAGTTGTAGTTATTCCGCCATTAGAACCTAATGTAGAAATTCCACTAACGTTTAGTGTAGCACTTCTTAGTTCTTGTGCTCCAATAAAAAGTTCATTTCCGATAGTGATTGTATTATTATCACCATCAATTACAATAGTGCTTGTACCAAATGTTGCAATTCCTGCAACATGTAAATTTCCACCTACACCCATACCACCAGAAACTGTTAATGCTCCGGTATAAGGTGATATTGAATTGGTCGTATCAGTAATTTTTATCGGACCATCAATAGTGTCCGTCATCACAAATTTTTCAGTTTGTTGATCGTAAACTACTAGTGCCCCATCATTTTTAGTAGTACCGTCAACATCATCAAGTTGAACTAGTTTAGCAGGAGCAGATGCTGCACTCGTTAAAACTCTTATAGCATTTTCAGAACCTACTCGATCTTTTACTGAGATTAAAGATTCGCCACTTCTTTTAACAAGAACTTTTGGCATTTAATTACCTCGTTACTCCGGGACGAACAATTGCTGATCCTTCAACAAGTTTAGTTTTTTTACCTTCTGTGCTTTCTATCACTATATCATAAACATACCTTCCTTGTTTTAAAGCGGATGTTTGTGTTGAGGTTAATTCAATAGAAACTTTTCCTCCAGAAGCAGAAGTAATTGACGAAGCAAAAGAAACAGCAGTAGCACTGCCATAATGCTTTCTCAATTGTGCTGAAACTGTCTTATTAGTTAAATCGAATGCGGATTCATCAGCAAAATCTTCAAATTCGAAAACAGAGTCAAAACTAACACCAGATTCAATTATGATATTTGATACATATACTGACATAAATCTAGGGTCTTCTTCTATAGAGTATTTATATTATAGTGTTTTGTTCTCTAAAATTTGCATTAAAATAGTTTTTATTTCACTGATATCATTTTTAATGATATCAATTTCATCCTTTTGAGTTTTTCTATTTTTTTTATTTGACATATATCGAATATATTCAGTGCTATCAACGTTAATGATAGCACCAGTTGTTTCATCTCTCTTAAGATTTTTGTGCCCTTCAACTGATATCATGATAATGCTATTGCTCTAAAATCTTTAATCTTGATTGGTTTCGATTCATCAGTTCCACTCATTACTATTTTTATAATAAATCCATTATATTCTGAAATATTATCGGCAGTAAATTCATAATCCAAAAATTCATCGTCCGAACTAGATCTTACGAAAGTATCAGGTCTTCCACTATTTGAATTATCATATCCTGGGAATAATTCATAGGTTTGATCAATTTCAGAACAGTCGGATTTAAAAAGTCTATAAAGAACTCTAAAATCTGCAGATGAATCTTTATATGCCGATAAAAGGACTTTTAAAGATGTTGCAGGATTTTTTAAAGTTATTTTTTTCGTAATATAGACTGATGAATGTGGATCACCACTCAATTGGTTTGTTCTTGAATCATTAATATAATTTGTAACTGGCAAATCAACTCTATTTCTAAAGAGATTAATATTAGCATAAGAACTAATATTAATCATTGGTGAAGCATATATGCTTCCTTGCATGTTAATTGCAACAGTCAAAGATTTGTTGTTGGGTAGAGATGATAGATTATCAGTCTCATTAATATGAGATGCAATCATTCTAGTTGAACTCAGATCATTAGTAGAATTTAATTGTAGTGATTCATATCCAATATCTTGGAATGACACTTCAGATCCACTAGCACTAGTGGCAGAAACTGTTCTTATGGAAGATTCTATTGATGTGTTTGCCGGAGAAAATACATCAAAAAATGGAAGAATAGAATTGTATTGAATATTTTGGGATAAAATGCATTCATTTCCACCAACTTTTCTTTCATCTACAAATGACAACATATTATCTCCTGATGTTCTTGTTAATCTGTCAAATTGCATTTGATATGAATCAATTGTTTTATTTGAATTGATCGTATTACTATTTGTAGACATAGTATGATTTTTATTGATTCTCCTTAAAGAAACGCCATTTAATTCATACTTATGTACTACAGAACCAGCAAGATGTTTTCTTGAAATAGTTGAATCTATCGCTCTTTCATTTATTGTTATTGTATTTGCAGATACATTAAATTCATTATATTCGATTATCTCATTTCCAACTAATAGATATCCTGTACTTTGATTAAGTCCAGATCCTACTGGTTGACCTTCAAATGATGTAAATATTCCAACATTTTCTACAGTTAATGAAGTTGAATCTGCATTCAAATCTTGAGAAAGTTTAACTCCAATTGTAGTAGGTTTAACTCCAAAAATTCTTACGGAATTATTGGAGGCGTGCATTCCGTGACTGTGATCATAAACTTCAAAAACATTTCCACTATATTTTTCTTCGGAAACTACGCTACTGGTAGTATATGTTGCTCCCAAAGATACTGCAGTATTTCCATTATAAAATGATAATGCAGTAGTGCCATTAGGATAGAAAGTTTCTCCAACAACATCTGTGAGATACAGCATGTTGATACCTCTGGTGGATGCAACTGTTATACTTGCTCCAGAACCTTTCTCAACGTTAGAAGTAGTCAATCCGAGAACATCTCCCTGAACATAACCAATTCCACTAGATGCTATTGATAAACTGGATAATTCTCCGAAAGAATTTATGACAACATCTGCATGTGCTCCACTACCAGATCCTGATATGCTGTAAAGAGGAACATTAGAATATGATCCCACAGAATATCCAACTCCAACATTTGTTAGACTTGTTGTAAGAATTTCTCCTCCAATTTGTTCAATAATTCCAGTTGTTAATGTACCATTTGTTCCGACCTTTCTACCAACTGTAAGTATAGACCCAGAATCAAATGTTGTTTGAAGACCAACATTTAATTTTCTTGGATAGACGACTATTGGATTATTTTCTGTCGAATAGGTACTTGGTGAGTTAAAATCTCTTGTAAGAGATGTTCTTTGAAGAGATGGATTATAAAAATATGCAGTGCCTTGAGTAGAAGTAAATCTACATCTATTAACTCTGAACTTCATATCTTCAAGTTGATCTGCAGACCAAGTTACTCCATTTTGCGATTTGAATAGAGTACCACCAATATATTGTCTAGAATAGATAACTGTTTCAGAATCTGGTAAATTTTTAGTTTCTGAAGTGCTTTCTCCCATTTTAGCGGTCCAAACATAATGATTGTTTGAATATGGGGACAATAAAACTATCGCATAACTTTGTCCACTCTCGACATAAACAGGACTTGGGAATGTTGCTCTAGTAAATGCACTGTTTCGTCCATCTGTAGAAACGATGATATCATCAGAAGGTATTTCAATAACCGAATCATTGCTAACCAACTGAGTAGTTGGAAGACCAAGTTCCATCGTTCTGAGTTCAAGTATAACAGGTTGAAATGAATCTTTTTGATAGAACCAAAGATCAATTGATGAAATATATCCACTATCATCTGTAACGGCAAATGATTGTGCCAAAGGATCACCCCAGTTTACTGGTGGCGGTGGTGGTGGCGGTGGTGGCGGCGGTGATTGCCTTCTTACGGTTAATAAGAATTCCTCAATAGTTTGAATAGTTCCTTCAGAAGTGTAAGTTCCTTCTGCGGTAGATACTACATAACCTTCCGGTAAGACCTCAGAAGCATTTATATTGGAACTTAATTTAAATATTTTTTCTCCGGTTGTTATTCTAACAGAAGGTTGAGGATTTTGATTAGGGTTTCTTATAAAGAAAGAACCCAAAATATGTCCCTCATAATCACTTATTAATCGGTTTCTTGCTAAAGTTGCTTCTGCTCCTGAAGTGCTACCAATCAAAGTCATTCCTACTTCAACTCTTCCGCTGAATTCTCCAATTGCTTCTTCTGCTAATGATGAAATATCAACATTCAAAACAGTTGATGCAGAATTGTATCCGGCTAAAGGAACTAAATTGGGATTGTCGTATGGATTGTATGTATAAAATTGTGCTCCCTGATCATTAATTGTGGCATTATATGGACCTCTCTTATGAGATTGGGATGCTACTCTAAAAGTAATTATTTTTTCATCGCCAATAAATCCTTGTACAGTTTCTCCAACTTGAAAAACCCCATTAACCATAGATATTTCCAATAACTTTGGAATAATATCAATTTGAGAATTCGAATCTAAGGATGAATAAAATCTTGTTAATGAAGGTAAAGAAGCTGACTGGAATTCAATATTTCTGGATCTCATAAAAGGATCAGCAGTTCTTCTAATTAATTGACGCGTCAATCTATTATTAAATGTTGCTGCTCCGCTCCACCAAGCAATCCAATTAGTTCTGGCAGCACCTTGAACAACTATTGTTCTTGTCCATGTATCATTTCTTGGGGAAAGAGTAATTGTTCCAGTTGTAGATATTACATTAAATGGATTGACGTTTGATACTCTGGTTGCTAATGGTTGAGTTAAAATACCCCACTCTTCTTCGATATAATCAAGAGTAACTGAATTTCCAGTTTTTTTGAGATTACTATCAAATAATTCGTAATCTGTATTATAATCTATAGTATTCAAATTTGAAGACTGTGTTGGTGCTAAAATTGATTTTAATGAAAATTCGTCTCTATCAGTAACTAATTGATTATTATTAATATCGATAATAATATTATTATCAGGATCATTAATATTCACCAAAGATAAATCTTTGAAATCATCAACAATAAATCCGGATTTGAATTTTGAAAATCCATCATTATCTTTAATCTGTAATGATTTTGTATCCAATTCTAAAAGTGACAGTGAAGTAACTCTTTCCAAGTTTTCAACTCTATCTCTTATTCTACCAATATCTTTCATAGTAAATCTTGCATTATCTATGAGAGATATTTTTGCATCTCTGGAATTAAAAAGATATGCTGGCAGTTCTATAGAAGCAACCTCCATTCCACCAAATCTATTTGAAGGTTCTGATGGATTTACCTCAGAATTTCCTTTTATTAATCTAAACTTTCCCTGTTTATCTAAAATGAGTTTATCTATTCTAGGCAAATATTGCGAATAGAATAATGTGGAAGATTCATTAGGTGAAATGACCTCAAATGAAGTCGCGGAAAAATCTCTAGATAAGAAATCAAATGGAGATCTTGTTGCTGTTGCAGGATTAAAATCAACGACTCTTGGTCTAAAATCTAAAAGATCAGATAATCTAACGTCAGATGAATTGAGTGGAATATCTTCTAATCCGGTATTATAACTAGAGATTGTAAATAGATCTCCCGACGAACCAGTCGCACTGTATTTGTCAAATATAACTAATATTCTTCTTGATGGAGATTCAACTCCAAACTTTTTAACAATTTTAGAATATCCATAATATTCATCTTTTTGTCCATTATCTAAAGTATAATCTCCAGTTCTATTCACATATTGACCAATAGTTATTGATGAAATTGGACTTTCAATTAAAGATTCTTTAAATAAAACTGTTTCTCCTGGATCAAATTTTTGATCATTTAAATATACAATTTCTATTTCAGATGTTGATTTACGAGTTACAATTTGACCAACTGCACTGCTAGTTCTTCCTATCACTTGTTCTCCAAGAATAGAATTTGTATCTAAACCTAAAGAAGAGTTAAAAGAAAGTGTATCTAATACTGGGGCAGCACCATCAATAGATTCATATATTGCTAGTAATTTTAATACATCTGTAGTATTCAGAGAAATTTCATCATCCTCCACTCTCAGTCCATAATATGAATTTGAAGTTAATCCATATGAAGTGGAAATTCCTGATCTGGTAAATGTAACGGAAGTTTTTTGACTTCTGTCTAATGTTTTTAATTTATTTACAATTGATGATTTTTTAAGTGATGTATTTACTGTAACTGATGATTCGGAGGTTCTTAACCCCTTAAACGTGATGGTGTTATTTTGGAGAAGAAATTGATCTGAAGATAATGGTTCAATAGAACCGTCCGAATAAATGATAGAATATTTTTCTTCATCAAAAGCATCAAAAAATGCACTAGATATTCCTACATCAGTAAGACCAACAGTTAATCGTCCATCACCGTCTGTAGACTTTGACTTTACTTGCTTAGAAATATTAATATTGGAATTTAAAAAATTTATTTCGGCAATATTTGATGTTGGTAACTTTGTAAATAAAGATGCATTTTCTTCATTTGCAATATTTGGAGAACCAAGTGAAAATGTTACTGATTGTCCATTAGCAATTGTACCATCACAAACATTTGAAACTGTGGGTATTGATGATAATGTAATTGATAATCCATCTTCAGAAACAGATTCAACTCTATTAAAAGTCTCTGAACTAATTCCAGATCTCTGATATCTAATGATTGCATCACTTTTTATCCCAACAAAACTTTTTCCTGGGCAGGTTGCGATTCCACCATTAATCTCTAATGTATCAACTATACTGAAATTATTTCCAATTCTTTTTTCTAAAACAGAATCGGCAGTAAAATCAGTGGAAAAACCTGAAAGTGCGTTGGTATTTTGATATATTGATTTGATGTCAGATATATCATATGTTTTTATGGATTTAATAGATCTACTTGTTTCCGTAGTTCCATTAATTAAAATTTGCTCACCTTGCAAGAAAGAACCTGAAGTTTGGTTTAAAGTAACTTCTAGATTACTTACAGATACAACATATCCACTAGCACCACTACTTCTACCCTTTATATAAGTTGATGCTTCAAGTGAAGCAGTATTATTTAATGTCAATATAGTATATGTTTGAATATCATAAAGATATAAATCCCACTCTGAAGAATTATTTTTATATGTATTCCGAGGAGTAAAGTTATAAACTCTTGCCTGACCAATTGTTGTTCCTGCTCCTGCAATTGTAGTATCTTTTCTTCTATTTTGTAAATTTAAATATGAATTATTATTAATACCAATTAGAGGAGTACCCGAAACGTTATTAACTTTCAATAAATTGCCCATTTCAAAAGGAATGGACGTTTGTATTAATTGCGAAGTTTCTCTAGTTTTTTCTACATCAATATAAGTATTTTGAGTATCAATCTTATATCCTTCTACATATGAAGTTCCTGGAGAAATTTTTAAGATTGATAAATTTTCTGAAGGAGTACTTCCATTTGTTGTGAGTTCTGTATCCAGATATAATCCATTCGAAGATACTCTATCATTTAAACTCTCTTGGAGTTCGATATTGTAATTTTTTAGTGAATAATTTCCAGATTCTTCAAATGTTCTTTTTGCAAAATAATCTTCTAAAATATTGTAATTACTAGTCGGTTCATTTCTAGTAATTATTTTTCCATCATTAACTCTTTCAATTTCTATGAAATTTTTATCATCAAAGTCCGATACTAACTTTTTGGCAAGTTTTGCCGTGATCTTTAATCTATCTGAACCCGGAGCAGCATAATTTGAAAATCCCTTTGCATTGTCATATAAAGTATTATCGTCCTTGGCAGTTATAATTTCTTCACTTATTTCGAGACCAATTCTATAAGAGGGTGTATTTGTATACTGATCTAATACTAATTCTTGTCCTGCAATATTGACAAAATGACCTCTAATGAAATAAACACTATCTGAAATTGAATATGATGATCCAATTGCGGTAGCATTAAAATCAATACACTCTGCAATTAAGTCACCAGAAGCAATCGTTGTATTTCCATAAACAACAGGTTCTTGAACGACTAATCCTTCACTATCAATAAATGGTTGAAATTCAAAACTGCTATTTCCCTGATCATATTTTACATACAGGGTATTATATCCCTCATCAGATTCTCTTGCAGGTAAAATAAATCTAATTTTTGCAGTAACTTGAGAATCTTGACCTTTGATTTCTTTTCCAATAAGATTGTTTAAATATAGAGATATATCAATTCCGGATACAATAGGTTTAACTTTTACAGCATAAAACTGACTCTCATATCTTACGCCACCAGAAACAACAGCAGATCCTTCTTTAAAAAAATGTGACCCAAATTTTTCAACTTGATCTTGCAATATTGATTGCGAGGTAGTTAGTTCTCTCGATTGGACTGGAAATCCTGGTTTAAATAAAACGCGATGGAAATTTTTTCCAGAATCAAAGTCATCATAATATGGACTTGAATTTAAATTAGTTTTTTGGGACATTTTTTAGAATTCCAGTATTACTTTGATATCTTCTTTTTGTCTAGCATTTCTAGAAATTACAGGTCTATTATCTAGATAAAGTATTTCACCCGTGTTTTTATTTATCTCTGGTGCGGCAATACCATCTGTAAAAGAAACGCCCAAATCAACAACACTACCGTCAACTGTCATCGTTGACCCATTTAGAGTAGAATCTACGGATGATGTTTGACCACTATTCAAAAATGAAATATTTCCTCCAGTAGAAATGATTTGTAGAACTCCTCTAGTTTCTACGGTTCTATTTTCCTTACTATCTTTATGAGTCTTTTCATCTGCAAAATACAAACTCCTATCTTGATAATATTTTAAAATTCTAGTAGAATTATCATAAGAAGCAACATAACCTCTAAATTTTACTGAATTTGAATTATTATCAACATAAGATTGTTCAATTATTTCTCCAATAATTGGTGCTTGAATATTGGTATTTAATCTAACAGAATGAAGACCATTAAACTGAGAATCAGTAAACAATTCATCTACACCAAATTTTTTGGGGTTTTTAATTAAACCAATTTGAGAAAATTTTGTTGTAGTTGGAAAATCTTTAGTGCTGTCGTCAAAACGAACGTATAAAAGAATTTTGTCAGCACCTAATTCTTGATATATGTCATATCCATGCCCTTTTGATGGAGGAATAATTGGAATCAATTCTGCATGGTTATTGATACTTACATCAGAAAATACGGATTCATTAAACGGATCTAAATCAACAATTCCATAAGAATATCCGCTTCCACCTTTTGCAATTATCGCAGAAGTGATTTCTCCAGTTCCATTAACTTCAATCTGAACTTTTCCTCCAGTTCCATCACCTAATATGTCACAAACTCCAGATCCACTGTATCCAGAACCTTTATTTGCAATATAAACTTTTTTTATTTGGTTATTGTTTACATCAGAATTTCCATTTTCTCTGATGCTTTTTAAAACCTCATTATCAGTTGTACTCCAATTATTCGGAAGAGGAATATAATCCGTAGAGTCAAATTTTATAACATCTGTGGGATCGATAGTAAAGAGATATTTCCAAAGATATCCGTCCCCACTGGAACCTGCGGCAGCAGGTTCTAAACCAGTAAATCTTGGTTCATCAATTGATGGATTTCCAGTTAAATTAGTTCCAGAAGAACCATTATCTATACAAATATAAACTTTAAACTCAGATGTTATTACATAATAACTTGTGTCATATAATCTACTAGAATTCGTTATTGGGGAGCGATTTGATGAATTATAATCATCTCTATACATTTCATATTTCGTGCCAGAAACCCATGATCTTTTCTTCACTAATCTTCTCAAACCAACAGAAGTTATTTTTTTACCAAAAATAATCGTATCTTTGGTATGTGAAATATTAGAAAAATCATCCTTTGGTGAAGGGGTTGAAACATTCCAAGAAGTGCTTCTACCAAAATAATCTTCTGCTGGATTGGCCAATCCAACAAATAGATAATATGAATTTGTATTGAGATCAAAGGAATTTACGAAATTTTCCGCATTAGAAACTCTAAATTGATCTGTTACAATAGCTCCAGACATTTTAGTTATTTTTTCTTTTATTTAGTTGACTTAATTGTACCTATCAATTGGAGTATGATCCACTATCACGAAGTCCATATCCCCTTCTTTGAATTTGTGGATATGTAGATAATCCAGAAACAGTATTTCCGGAAATAGTAAATTGTTGTGCCGATTCTCTAGTTAGATTTGAAAATCTTCCCCAAGAGAAGTTTCCAAAATTTGTAGTTAGGGATGAAATACCCAGACTATCAATAGTAGCTCTACATGTAACAATTCCAACTTTATCATTATCTGGTGATATTGAAACTTCTGCAACTTCATAGATGTTATCAAATGCTGTAGTTCCAATTCCAATAGTAACTCCTGCACCTGTAAATGATGTAGATCCAGTTCCCAACCTAGTATCTGATACAAAGAATGGATAACCAACTTTTAAAGAATTTCCAAATTCATTATCTTCATTATATAATTTAAATTCGAGAGCAGGATTTCCTGAAGTCATTGTTGTCGTAACTCCTGTAATAATTCCAGAAAAACCATCTACAAATTTAACAGAAGTTACATTTTCTACTTTATTTGTAGGTAAAGGAACTAATACTTGAGGTAAATTTGCTGTTGTATATCCAAGTCCACCATTAGTAACTGATATAGAAGAAACAGTTCCGGCAGCAGAAACAGTTGCTGTTGCTTGTGCAGCTGTTCCTATTCCTACACCTATTCCACTTGGAGGATTTGAAAATTCTACGTCAACTGATCCTGCTTCATATCCAGATCCGCCGGAAAGAATATTAATGGATGAAATTGTAGATGCACTAGATACGACAACTTGAAGTTGTGCTGGAGTTTTATCAACTCCCTCTAAGATAATTAAATCAAATTCTGGAATAACAACAGATAATTCATTTTCTTCATAATCAAATGATTGTGCGTCATCAACAAAAATTTGATTATCTGATGATGATAAATTTGAAATCAATCTAGACGTTGGATATACTCTAGAAGCAATTCTGTTTCTAGATCTGGAAATTTCATTACCATTAATTATAATATCGGATTTTTGTGGAATTATATCAACAAATTTTTCATTAGTAATAAATTGAGATGACTGTGCATCACCCTCAGTACTGATTCCAGGTCCAATATAGATATTTGTTTCTACAAGATCAGATTCTCTGATGTCAAAAATTGTTCTTGGATTTTGATTTCTTGTCAATGCAAAATTCGGATCCTTCATTATTTGAATTCCATCACCAATACCAATAATTTCATTAATTGTTTCAAGTTTACTATCAACACCTCTAGTTCCCCGATAGAAGAAAATATCAACATCATCTTGAGGATCTGGAGCATTAGAAAATACTATACTAGTTCCTCCATCAAAATTATATGATTCTCCTGGAATTTGAAGTATTCCATTTATATAAATGACAAGCAATTCTTTCAAATCAATTGGTATGGAATTTGGATTACTCAAATCCCGTTCAAAGTTTAATAAGTCTCCATTATAATATAATGGGAATCTTACTTTTTTGCCATCTTGAGATAATTTTATAGAATCTATAAAATCCATTTCTCCAAACTGCCATAATGCAAAATTATCATTATATGTTTCTAAAACTTCCAATTCAAAATTATGAATTGGTTCTGAAAGATTTGCATCAGTAACTAATCCAACAATTGTAAATCTATCACCTCTATTAAACGAATATCCATTATTAATTATTTCAAAATTAGTGACTTCAAAATATGTTGATCCTATTCCTGTTGTAGAAGCAGCGCCAACTTCTAAATTAACGGCAAATCCAATTCCAGTATCTGTGGTTGCACCAATTCCCAACCTAGAAATTCCAATAGCATTTAAATTAGAATATGATGGATCAGAAACAAATATTTGGGGATTTGTATATCCACTTCCGCCATCATTAACAGCGAAAGTTAATGTTCCTCCTAGTCCAACAGTTGCTGAAATTATTGCTGCTGTACCAACATGTCCTTCTTCAAAAACAGTGACTGCAATACCAACCAAATTATTATATCCAGATCCATTATGATCAGTCGTTCCCAATCCAACAGAAACAATACTTCCTCCATTAACTACAGCAGTTACAGATGCCCCTACAAGAGGTGCGTATCCCAAACCAGGAGTAGAACCAAGAGAAACGATAATACCGCCTCTAGGAACCCCATTTTGATTGACATCAGAACTAGAAATAATAATATCATCATCAACTGGATCTTTTATTCCTGTAAAAACTATATCAACAGTGGACCCAATATCATCTAAACTATAATTATTTCCTTCATTATTTGATGTAGTTGGTGTTTGGAATATTTCATTTACGTATAAAAAACCACTTCCTGGCTCAACATAATCGACATCTTGACCAGAACTCTTTATTGTAAAAGTTCTACCAATACCATTAAATTGAGATGAAATATCATCATAGATAATATTTTTAGAGTAATCCTGTCTTAAGAAAACTCTACCATTAAATGATGATCGTTCAAATTTTATTCCTGAAGGATTTTCTCTATCATTTTCTCCAGATCCTTTTGGTGCAGATGTGAAATAAATTTTGTTTCCGACGATATTGTAAGATCCTTTATACAATTGTGCTGTGCTTCCAGAAGTATGAGTACTTACTGTAGAACCAACAGCACCCCTCTTTGCTTTTATTAAAGGTATCGTACCAGTTCTAGTTATTGGACCAGATGCAGTTGTTCCTAATCCAACAATAAGAACTTCAATATATTCTTCATCAATTTTTATTAGATTTCTTGGATTGACTGTAGAAATACCACTTAATGCAATATATTCTTGAGAATCTGTAATATCATTACTTATTGTATGAGAGATTGGTGAAAACGCAATAGGGTGTTGGATTATGCCATCAATATTGATTAAAGTTTTTTCAATATTCTTATTCATACTTAACGTATGTACATTTCCTCCGCCAGTATTGGTAAATGTAAATGCAGATTTGGAATTATTTGTTCCGGTTATTTTAAATGTATTTGGATCACTAACAATAGCAAATACATTTGATGGACAAATATCCGTGGTTAATCCACAAACATACGATTGTCCAATCGTAGATGCGATACTAATGTTTGAAAGAGAAATTCCCAATCCAACATTATCAGTGTAATATGTTCTTCCAATTCCAACATCAATAGTTTGATTTGAGGTTACTGTTTCTTCGCCAATTGATTGAATTGTTCCCAGTGAAGTTCCATCGCCAGAGAAAATGCCAGCATTAACTTTAAATATAGAAGTATTAGCAATACCAGTTATAACGGTAGATCCTACACCAACAATATTTCCAGTAAAGTATTGGAAAGTATTTCCAATACTTACAATTTGTGTTGATGCTGGAACTGATGGACCACTAACAGTCTGGCCAACTTCGAAAAACTCTAATAGTGATGAAGAAATTCCCGTAATAGTTGAAAGTCCAGCAATAAAGTCACCAACAAAAACTGTTCCACCTACAGATGTTGTTCCAATTCCAATAGAAGTTGCTGCAACTCCTAAGAAAGATGATCTAGGAGTATACGTTAAACTTTCATTATTACTGAAAAAGTGGTCACTTATTGAAAATACTCCAGTAGATGTATTTAACGTTGTAGTGTCTGTAGGATTAAATGTTTTTTGGAAAATTGGTACTCCATTATAATTCATTTCAAATTCCAATTGATCATTTCCATCACCATTAATTGCATTAAATCTACTATTCTTAATGGATTCTATAATATTTCCATATTCTTTGTCTAAAGTTATATTTTCAATATCCAATTCTCTGTAGAGAACTTGAGAATACATACTTATCTCATAATTTGCACTAGAATCTGGATAGAACAATAAGTTTGCATTTCCGCCAATAATATTCGAATCAAATGTTCCAATTCCAGCGTTAAATCCATCTGCTATAGTTTCCATAGAAACATAGAATTTGGACATTATAAAAGTATCTGTTTTGTCGTCCAATAATAAAATTTGATGTACAGATGTATCACCACTATCAATATTTTTAATTTTTACTAATGATTTTGAAGATGCAATCGTATTTGAATCAAATGATGCTATAATTGTTCCTATTCCAATAGAAAGATTTCCAGTTTCAACGTGTGTTGACTGAAGAAGAGCAGATCTTTCGGAACCTTCTGGTTGTCCATTTGCCAAAAATCTGTATGTAGAACCGAGACCAACTGAAGACGGTCCAATGTTTATAGTTTTTGTCTTGAAGATAATATTATTTGATATCAAATTAGTTAAATTTATTATTAGAGTTCCACTTTCAATTGTAGAACCAATTGATACGAATGGTTCAGAACTCTTTCCGACCAAATTTTCAGTATTAAAATAATATTCTGCATGGTTTGAAATTGTTCCATCATTGACGGTTGCAACTTCAAAGAAATTCATTTTATCTGTCTGTAAATCTATAGCAATAATTTCAGTTAAAATTGCTTCAGTAGAAGATGTTGCAATACCAACTATTTGTGATGTTGAACCAACTCCCACCGTCTTGACATTTGAAGTTATGTCAACAAATCCTATAGAAGTTGTTCCTATCCCACTTAAACCAGTATCAAAATTATTTCGATAAACTTTGATATCATAAGATTTATCAAAAGGACTATCCGGTTCATATCTCAAAGATAAGTTTCCAAACTGATCAAGGAATCCACCAACTTGACTATAACTTTCTATTTCATTCGAATTTGATAATGTTCCTCTATTGATAGTATAAGTATTGAGATTGTCATTTAAAACAACTACATCATCAAACTGTTGTTCTGTACTGCCAATACCAACACTTTGAACTAAGAAACTAGAATATTTTATAAATCTTGGATATGTAATAATATCAACATATTGTTCTTGTCCAAAAGTAACACTAGAAAATTCATTTTCGACATTATCAATTGATAATACTCTGTTAGTTTTGCATACAAAATAATCTGTTAGGTTTTGATTCTGAAACTCCACATATTTTGTTTTTTTAATAAATTGACCAATACTACCAGGATTTAAGTCTGGTTCTAATATTACATCAACATCTTTTACAATATCAAAATCTTTTATTCTATCAATTCTTAAATCTGTACTAAAGTCAATAACAAGTGAAAGTGTTGAAGTAGTGTCTCCAAGACCAATTGAAACAGAAGAAGTGATTCCAACATCTGCAAAATTCTTTAAACCTGTCGAGTGTACTAATTTATTAACAGGATCTACTAAAGTTTCATATGGTATGGGACTCTTAATTGAATATGATAATTTCTGATAGTAATCATTATCAGAAAGAACTTGATAGTCTTCGCTTAATGCACCTGTATTTGATCTCCACCCATCATTAGTCGTATATATTGGATCTATTTTAAATCTTCCGGATAGAGAAGTAATTTTATTGATTTTTGCAGTTGATCCAGAACTTATGCCTTTTATACTATATCCAACTTTAATAAAATCTGGTCCATCTATTTTAGCAATATTTGCATCGGAACTTATAATAATATTGTCTGAAAGTACATATCCGTTACCAATATCTATTAATATTTCCTCATTAGGAATAAATGCACTTTCTTCTAGGGTAACTCCAAATGTTGGAAGTTTTGATCTGTTAATTATGGATGCGAAGGTTTGTGTTGCGACAGGAGTTCCTGCATCAGATGTAAATTTACTTATATCAAATACTATCTTAGCTGGAGATGTATTTTGATATTCTAATACAGTAAAATATCGATATCCAAGATCTGTAGAATTAAATCCATCACCACTTGTTCCGGTTTTTTCAATTCCCTCAATAAATATTTGGTCATTTACTGCAAATGGGGGCGTTAAAAATCCTCCAATTGGTGTGCTTAGAATGCAAGTTACAATTCCTGATTGGTGTTCAATAGTGTTTATTAAAACTCCATTAGTGTTACTTGTTGGAATCAATTCATATTTTTTCAAATCCAATCCAGTTGCATTTACTGCAGTAACTCTAGAAATAGAACTTCCATCCAATTGAATAATAAAAGATGCAGTATCTACAGATTTTCTTGTTTCCGAATCAACCAAAACTATTGATGGTTCTGAATAATAGTCACTTCCACCAGATGTTACTACAATATCTAATATTTGTTGATTTTCTTTTAAATTGGCAATGATTGGAAGAATACCACTTGGTGATAACGTTTTGTCTGTTGGGAATGAAAACCCAGTATTGACTATATCAATATTTTGGGGTGCTCCTATAGTATTAGTCAATAAACTTATACCTGCACCATCACCCGAGTCACTTTGTACTCCAGTAAATGCTGGTAATGAATCATAATTGAACCCAGGAGATACTTTTCTAACTTTTGATATAGGTCCAGTTGCAGTTTTAGACTTTGTCAAATATTCAAAAGATTTTACATCTGATGCTGTATATTGTGGTACTTCTGGTAAACCAACAAGATTAACTGTAAATGATGTTAATCCAACACTTGAAACTGTAAATGAGTCATTATAAAAACTATCAATATAAGAAATTTTAGAGAAAGACTTTACATCTTTATCTGGCAGAATAAAATCGCCTGTTATTAAATCTTCGATAACATAATATAAATCATAGTCAATACTATTTGTATAATTTAAAGTTATTTTTGCACCAGATTGTCCAGGAGTTCCAACACCAATTATATTGAAAGAAGTTTCATCTGATGTTGAAATAAATTCATTAACATAACTATTATCTTTAAAGAATTTAATTGTTTTATTAGCAAACGAAGAATCGCTTATATCAAAGACCAAATTGTTATTTTTGATTACGTTGATTCGTGGATTTACAAGACTTAATTTTTGAGAACTTCCTCCAGTTCCCCCAATACTTACTACTGTTAGATTTTTTGAAGTCGCATCATATAAAGTTTCTGATAAAGAAATTACATTGTCACTTAACTTTAAAATATAATAATAAGAATCGGGAGATAATCCAGAAGCTTCTGTATTTGCTTCATAGAATACTTTATCTCCAGTTACAAAATTATTATTTGGAATGGTTATAGAGTTATTTGTTGTATTAATTCCCGATGAATTAAATCCCACAGGATTAATCAAAATTCTTTGCGTATTATTATTGAATATTGATTTCAACGATGTTGAAGTTCCGATTCCAACATTATTATTTGGAATTACATTCAATTCTACAATATCATCCTTTTGCAATCCATGACTGGTAGATACAGATACTGTAGCATTAATTTCACTAACATCAACTGTTATTTGATTATTTTGCAATTGGAAATAATATTCAGGATTATCTGAACCATTTGTAACGAATGATAACCCAGAATCAGAGTTTCCAATGCCGGTCAAAGATGTAATTATACCAACAATATCATCAGATTTTTTAATAACATAAACTGTTTCATTTTCAACAGAATTTAATAATTGGAACTGGTTACCAGCAGAATTATTGTAAACTGTTATTGCAGATGTTCCAGAAGGACGAGCAATTGTTACTTTTTCCTTGTCTTTAAATCCGTGATTTGGAAGATAAATCGATCCATTCAATAATGATATTGTATTTTCTATATTGTTAATTGTATAAGAAACTTCTGATGGATTTCCTGGAGTAGTTCCGATTCCAATTGATTGTGTCGGATTGAAATATACTTTTTTATTTTTAAAAGAGTCAATTTCATCTATAACAAACGGTATTGTAAATGAATCCGGTCTATATGTAACAACAGATCCAACACTATGTGCTATACCTGAAGCAGATCTTTTTGTTCTAATAATTCTACTATTACTGAAAATATTCAATACTTCCATATTTTCAGTTCCAATTCCTATGGTACTGCCTATGGAAATGGTTTTTGGGATAGACGAAACAAAAATATCAGTCACTATTCCAGAATTAATGACTATTTCTTCACTTAAAACTGATGTATTATATTCTACATTAATTTTATGAAACCCACTCAATCCAGGTATATTAGTTGACTCATTATCTATCTTTACATAATTTTGATTATTGAGAGAATGGTAAGGATTGACATGAAGTCTCAATCCAGACGATTCTTTTTCCAAAACAACGTTCGATTCTTTTATTTCTGCATAAGAAATAGTTGTTATATCTTTACCTTTAATCTCAAAAACTTCTGCAGAAACTCCAGAACCCTGAACTTTAGAATTGTCAAAAGTTAAAGCGTCTCCAACTTTATAATTAAATCCACCTACATCTATTGAGAAAGAGGAAATATTCCCTTTAGATGAAGAATCAATTTTTGCAGCATCAAACCTATCAATAAATTCAAAATCTACATAGTCATTCTTAGAAAATTTTTGTCCAAGTCTATATGGTGCAGTGTTTCTCAATAAACCTGAATTTTGCAAGTCAAAGTTTTCTTGATTTTGGTCTAAAACTCCATCAAGAAGATCTGATTTATACGTGTCTCCTATAAAATATGGAAAATCTGGTAAAAATATTCCAGGAATACTTGGATCGGGAATTATCGTAGAAAAATATGCGTATATTCCTCTTGGAAAATCTGGAGTTTTTGTGAATCTTCCATTATGCTCATCCAAATCTCCAGAATCATCAAAAACATAATCTTCGACGAATATTCCCTCAGCAAAATTTGCTAAACTTGGTCTATCATCTATTTTAGAGGAATCTAAAGTGTATCCCGACTCAATTCTCTTTACTGTGGTAGCATCATTTGGATTTGTATAACCAAATGATCCATAAATTGGATTTCCATCATATGCCCATCCAATAATTGGTGAATGCTCAGATTCAGAATATTCTGTTCCAAAGTTATCTTTTAAAGATTCTCTCAATTTATCCAAATAACCAAGAACCGTATATGTTCCGTCTTGAGTATTGAGTATAGATTTTATAGTCTCATTTCCAAATCTTAAATTTGAGTTGATTGTTAAAGGTCTAATTCTTGGAATAATTTTACAACCTTTTCCAACTGTTTCAACACTGATAGTAGTAGTTTGTTCATAACCAATACCACCTTTTATTACAAAAACACCTGTCAATTTTCCGGTGCTAGTATCAATAATTGGTTTTAATTTTGCACCAGCACCAGATTTTGTATTAATGACAAAATCTGGCAATGAGTAATATTCGGTTCCACTATTAAGTACGGTAACACTATCAATTGTACCATTTATAATTACTGGAGATACTAAAGCACCTTTTCCACTTTTTATAAAAACTTGAGGAGGATTTTCGTAATTTAATACCTCAGAACCATATTTACTACCAGATTCATTAATACCAATATCAACAATTTCACCCCTAACCACAGGAGTAGCAGTGATTGACTGTCCAGCGTTTACATATGATGCTTTAATATCTACGGTAATCGGGGAATAATTAAACGTATGATCTACATTTCCACCAATATTTCCAAAATTTATATATTTCTTTTTAGAATAATCAGTTTCGTCATTTGCCAGTCTAAAAGAATCATCATCTAATTTAATTAAATAATAATTTTGTGAATTGTTTAATCCATCAATTGCACTAGTACTAGTATATTTTACAATAGAACCATCTTCAAATCCATGCTTTTTGAAATTGATTGAGGAGCGAGTTGTTGATATACCAGTACTTCTATTTTCTGGAGTAATAGTAAGACTTCTATATTCGTATCCACTACCAGAATTAATTACACGAATGTCTGTTAATAATTTATCATAATCAAAAGTTCTTAATTTATGAATACCAGCAATATTTGTGGTGGTGAATCCAACAGTATTGATTCCGGCAACATAATCATTTAGTGACTCATATAATCCTATACTTTTGGTGGTTATATATTTTACAAAATAAGATCCACCATTTAACAAAAATTTATTTTGATCTAGATTAGATTCACCAAATGTTCCTATTCCCAATGGATTATTGTTATTTTTATTATAAACTACTTTTTGCCCATCAGTAAAATAATGATTATCTACAAATGAAATAGTATCCGTAGATGAATTGACACTAACAGTCGCATCAAATTCAATTTCTCTATGTTTGTTCTCAATAATTGGTTCCAAAACGCATCCAGTACCATTTCCACCAGATATTGAGACTGATGATACTTTTCTAATTGGTACATTTTTTACATCAAGTAAAATTGATTCTACAGATCCAGAAATAATTGGAGTAACTAAACATGTAGTTCCACCAATTCCTATTGGATTATCTATTTGAATTTGTGGTGGATTTACTACATCATAATTTTCTCCTTGGTCTAAAATATCTAATTTTTGTATAGGACCATAAAAGACTCTATCAGCATCTTTATATGTAGAAACTTCGATACCATTAATCAAAGTAGCAACAGTTGTATTTGGAATCGTTTTTATTTTATCTCTTGTATTTTTACTAGTTTCTAATGGAAATTTTCTTAATGAAAGACTTGGTACTATTTCTTTCGAGAAAAGTCTAGATAATGTAAATTTATGATTGGATGCAGTCAATGAATTTGTAGATAGTGGTAAGAACGTATCTGTAACTACCGCAGATAATGATGTATATAATTTTATAGTATTTTGATTTTGGACCTTAACAAAATATTCTTTATTACTTTCTAATCCACCAATTGAACTTCCATCTGTAGAATGCGTATAAGTTATTTTATCTCCCAACAAAAACTTTAATGATGTTTGGGACGAAAAAGTAATTGTATTATTACTTACCGCATCTAAACTTTGAATTTCTGCAGATATATCTTCTGGATTTATTTGATAATCTGGTATTGAGTTAGTTGCAACGTATATATTTTTACCCTCCTCATCATAGGTATTCTGAATATTTGCCATAATATCAGAATACTTCAGTGGTATTGAAGTTGATGAAATTTTTGCTTTTTTAATGACTCTTCTAATATCCAAATTCAAATCTGCTGCCAGATTGATGTTGGGATCATTAAGAACTAAATCTGAAATCGTTAGATTTCCTTTTGTAAAATCTGATTGATTTATAGAAACGTTAAGAACAGTTGCTTCACCAATTGGTTGAATAGAACCTCTATAAAAAATCTGAATATCATCTCCTACTTTCAAACTATTTTTGTTTGGATACTCTCGTAAAATATGTGAAGTGTTACTAGAAGATCTTTCAATTTGAAACCTAGATGCAGTATTGTATATCCAACTATTAAAAACAAATTGCTTATATGTATTGTCGATCCCATCATCATTCACATATTCGCCCAAATTATTAATGCTTATGGGATCATTTTTTTCTATTAAAGTATAATTACTATCAAAATTAAATTCTGATAAGATATTTTTAACTTCAAATGTAACTAATTTTGTAACATCACCATCTTCGTATGAATATACATACTCACTAGATTTTACCTCATCAGAATCGGAAATATTTTCTAATATTCCGCTACATCCAAATAATTGATTTACCGATTTTTGGGTGTATGATATAAAATTGTTCCCAGATATAACATCACCGGAAGATGGAAGTCCAATAGTGGAGTCTATTGTTATTGTCTGTGATCCTACAGGAACATCTCCAATAACTTTACTTACTGGAGTTTCTTTAAAAGACCCTATTAAAAGATCTTTATCATCATATCCTTCAAATATAGAAATTCTGTATATGTCATCTCCGCCTGTTGATGGGTAGTAATCAATTTCGGATATTGGTGCAGATGCTTTTCCATCTGAACTTATTAAAGTTTGACCAATTATTTTTGTTGGATTTTCTCCACTACGTAATCTAGCAAAAAGAACTTTTCTTCTAATATATTCTGCAGAAGATGATTTAATTAAAAAGTCCTCAGTATCTATTATTTTTGCATCAACATTATAAAGAACTTTGAATAATATTTTAAATGAATCGACTGTTCCCTTTGATTGGAATAATGATTTTGATTCTTTGATAAAGGTCCCTAAATTAAGTCCGGAAGCAAAATCAACTTCTTCTAAACCAGGCAAAAATTGATATTTTAATTTCTTAAAAAATTCCTTTAAAAATAAATTACTTAAATTTAATACCTTATCATTTGTCGAATGTATTCCTACAAAAGAAGATTTGAATACTAAATTTTTTTGTCCCCTATCCTCACCATCAAAAGAATCAACTCCACTAAATCCACGTATTGCACCAGTGAAAGAAGTTGAAGTTTTTCCGGTATATGTAATTATTTCATCATTTATTTTTAACAATCCATATTCATCAGGAAATCCGACTGTAGAATCTACATGAATTTCATCTTCACTATAAAATACATCTTGTGTAAGGACATATTCTCTTGATACTGTATCATAAGTAAGATTGTCTAATTTAAGATATTGGTCAAAATTACTACCAATATCTAAAGAAGATCCTCTATATTCTTGAGAAATATAATATTGTTTTAAAAATTCTACAAAATTTTCTTCACTTGAAGAAACAAACTCTGGAATTTGATTTTTTATAATTTGACTTACTTTTACTCTTGCGTCAAATTTGGTATCTGCCATACTACCTCGTTAACTTTCCGTTTGGATAACTTGATGTTGTAATATATCTTGTCCCAGATATACTTTCTCCAGAAGATATTGTATCTCTTCTCATATTTATCGTAGATACACTAGCGCCAACATCAAATACTAGGAATAAATCTTTCAGTCCAATTACATCATTGGAGTCTGGAAATGCTTGTATTTCTATAATATCATCTGCCAATAAAGTGTCTGTTATCTTTAATGTATTAATTAAAACTTCGCCCTCAGTATAATCAACAACTCCAACAGATTGAATTACAATTTCTGGAGTTCCGCTATCAGTTTCCTTAACTACAGATAAGATTCCTTTTCCGCTACCATCTAAATTTCCGTCAGCAGTTTTATTCGGTGTATCTGTAAAATAAACTAGACTTAACTCACCATCAACTTTAAATCCACTACTTTTTATATTGTATCCATATTCATTTATATGGAACCTATTACCAAAACAAATTTCATATTGTGCAAAATTGTTTAGAGAAGCTTTCATGTCTCTTCTCATTCTCACCTTTGTGATATTTGAAGTGATTGCAGAATTTGTATTATCAATAACTTGTTGAATCTTACTGTATTTAAATCTTCCACCAAACTTACCTAAATCTGCAGATTTGGCATATTTTTCTAATGTTGAAACAATAGAAGACTTAAGTGTGCTTGGAGTTGATATCTGAGAAGAATTGTAATATATTGAAGATTCTATTTCAACGTATAATATCTTAAGATCAACTATTTTTTGATTTATACCCGTAACAGAGTATTCTTTCAGTTTATTTAAAACTTGAATTTTCGTAAAATCTGAAAGAAAAGTTCCATTTTTTGGTTTGATAGAAACAATAACCGTTCCAAATTCTGGTGGATCCAGTTCTTCGCCACCAATCACTGAAACTGCTTCTGCGTTAGGATATATTTGTCTTACAATATATTCATAATCTCTTGTCGTAACTGCTCTGTTTTGGGCGCTGTATGCCCTTGGAGCATAGTACTTGATGGAATCTATGGTTTCTATCCCTTTACCCTCTCTAGCACTTAATAGAGTGAATACAGAGATTGTTTCATCAAGTTCAGGTTGTACTAATATTCCTTGTTGATTTGAATATTCAAAAATTCCATTAAATGAGAAATTGGAAGCACCATTTCCATCTTCACCATCTGTGACGATGTAACTTACGGTAACTACAGATCCATTTGAAAGTTTCTTACCAAAAATACCATCGCCAAAGATTATTTCATATCTTTCATCTTTAATTTCTTGAATTAAGAATATCTCAGATGTTGCATCAATATCAATAATATTATCAACTACTTTATATTCTCGACCAAGTCCAGATTCATTCTCGCCTTTAACATAGACTCTAATGGATGAAGTGTCTATATTTGGATTATCTAAAATAAATTTTTGATCTAATGAAGTATCGACTGAAAATGCATTTCTAATCAACAGTCCTTCATATATTTCAATATTATTGAAACTGGCAATTTTTTGATTCCCAGAGTCTGATGTTTTTACTGTAATATCTTCTGGTATCGAGTATACATATGAACTATTGCTTATTTTACCAACACAAACTAGACCAGATTTTAAAGTTAGAGTTTGTGAAGATGATCCACTAAAAACTGCATCAAATGATACTACTGCTCTTGCAGATTTTCTCGATTTTGGTACATATCCAATATTTCTTGCCAATCCAACAACATTCTCTCTTAATGTTGCAGAATCTATGAATGCCTCATTGGCAACCATGTTAGTGTTAAAGGCATTAATATAAGTATTATAAGCAAGTATATCAATCAAAATTGAAAGATTTGATCCTTCGAAATCAAAATCAGTAAATGTTGAATTTGCCCTTAAATAATCTTTGATCGATACTTTTATCTGATCAAAATCTAAATTGCTAAACTTTGTGAAAGGCATTTTATCTCGTTGCCTCTAATATGAAATTGATGGATTGTGTTGGAAATTCTTTTCCTCTAATATCAAAATGAATAGAGATTTCAATAGCATTAATGTCTGGTAAAAAGTCGACTTCGACCAATAAATTTTCAACTCTTTCTTCATATGCATTAATTACATCTGTAATTTGAGATTTTATTGTTGTTTCAGTTCCAAGAGATGGATTTTCAAACAAAAGATCTCTCACATCAGTTCCAAAATTGGAATTAAAAAATTTTTCCTGTGTGGTTGTTTCAATTAAATTTCTGACAGAACGAATAATTGCATTTTCATTTTTAATAATTGACAAGTCCTTTGTTATGGGGTGTGGAACAAAGGACAGACTAATGTCTTTAAATGATCGTGATATCCTTTGGACTGCCATTTTATAACTTTCGAATTATTTATATACTATTCGTTAAGATTTTTTTGTTCTGCACTGAGATCATCGTGCATAATCTCTTGAAGCACTTTTTCTTCGAGATCTTTTGTTTTTTTAGGAAGTGACCAGTAATCTGTGGTCAAACTTGTTGTTCCCCACACTTCTCTCATATAACTTGTACTTCTATCAACCGGCGAATTTCCCATTTTTCTCCTGTTTTATGTGAAAACAGAACTTTTTGAGGGGTTGCTATCCCTATTTTATATTTATTGTAGATCTGAAGGGCGACTATCTTGAGATTTGTACATTTCTTCAGGTTTTTCACGTTCTTTTGCCGTTTTCCAAAAATATTCGTCCTCACGACCCATTCCAAGTCGTTCAAATCCATTTTCAACCTGATAATATTGAGTCGAAACCTTAAAATCGGGTACTTTTGGTTCGACAGGTGTCAGACTATTGTCAAAAATACGTAATCTATTGTTTGGATACAATGCATACTGCCCATTTTCAAGTTCAATTAGATTATGAGACTTATGTTCAGCAGGATTTTCACTGGTGGCATAATCAACATAGTCTGGATCATGATGATAATTGTCTATTGTGCAGACATATGTACCTTTTACAATACCATAATCTCTTGTATAGCACTCAAAGTCCATTGAACCAATAAATTTCTTATCCACCGAGACAACCCCGTAGTCCATGCAATTCCAAAACTGTAGGTTTGGTAGATTCATATCAGGAGAAGGGGTCTCAGGGTCTTTTACAAAGGCACTGATAGGCAATTTATCATACATTGCCGCATATTCTGGTAGATAGGTCTCAAAATAAAAAGCACGCCCAGGAATCGATTTAACCGAAACCCAAACGCCCTTTACAAATTCACCATACCCACTTTGATGATCGGTGAGATATTCTTTTCTAACCCATACTTCCTGTGATGGAAGATTCGCAATCAAACATGCCATATGGTGTTAATAAAACTACACCTATATATCAACCTCGTCCTTGTCCACGATACATTTTCTTCTTTCCGTTACGAGAAGTCGCGGCATACTTCGTGTGCTTTCCACTCCCTTGACGAGACTTCTTCGGTTTTCCTTCTATAAAACCATTACCACTTAATCCAATTTTTGAACGAACTGCCATAATAACTCCTTAAATACTTCTTAAATACTCATCATTTTTGTTTCGAGATCTTGAGGTCTTGGAGAACCTTTCTGATAATACTCTATCGAAAGGTTCTCCATAATATCAAAATATTCTTCCTCAGTCAAGTTCTTGTAAAGTACTTTCCCTTTATGGAGGATTGTATATTTTGTCTCCTTCATCAGATAACCCGAGTCTTTTCGTGACCAACGCGAATGCGAGGATCACACCAAATCTCAAATCCTGATTCAATTGCATCGAGACAGAATGATACATCCTCTCCACACATATCTTGTACCGCACCAGAATCAAAAACTTGCATCTTTGGTGCAAACCATGGATACTTCATCCCATCATGCTCAAAAACTCCATTCTTAATCAACAACCATCCAAACCCTGCATAATCTACAGTAAATGGTTTTTTGCGCTTCGAAATAGACTCAATGGTTTCGTGATTCATAACGCCACCATTATTCTTGAAGTCATCCTCTTCTAACCAATGTGCTACAGAAGTCGTGCGCCCGTCTTCCGTACAATACCATCCACTTGCAATATCTTTGTCCATTAAAACTAATTGCCAGAATTTTTCGACATTAAATACAATATCACTGTCAATCCACAGTTGATAATCATATTTTAACTTACCATCCCAGGGCAATTGATCCGGACCTCGCAATACGTTTGCTCCAAGACACTTGCATCTTGCAAAGTTTACCATGGAGGAGTAATCCTGCGAAATCTGGATACTCGCCCCTGCTTGTACAAGATCAAAACAAAGTTGTACAAAGTTCTTCAAATACGTGTATGAAACACCCCTACCAGGAAGACAAAATACAATTGTCTTCCCTCTGATCATCTCTTTTGCTTTATCATAGTCCCACTCTTGTGTTGACTCAGACGGTTTTGGTGCTTTTGCTTTAACAGTAAATCCTTTAGCCATAACTGTAAATAACTACATCAATATCATAACACTCTATCTATACGAAGTCAATAGATCGAATTATAATAGAATCTCCATCGACCTCGATGTTTACTTCTGTTCCCTCGTACCACCCCTTCTCATCACAAATCCATTCCGGTACCGTAATAACATGTTCTCCACTTACTGGGTCGATCTCTACAGTCGTAAAATTTTCCTGCGGATTTTTTTGCATATCTTTGAATCCTGTGCCTAGTTTTTATATAGCGAAAAAAAAATTTTACTCACTGAGACTTATACATGCCTTTCGTAACACTTTATAGATTAGGGTAGTTAGGCGTTTTTATATACGGGGGGCAACACGCGCCGCACAAAAAACGCCCCCAAAACGGGGGCACTGCTGTAATCACGAACGAGTAGCAGACTGCCTCAGCACACATCACCTAACGCCGTTGCCTTGGTGCTCTGATTAACTGAGCGGGAACCGGCACCAGTGCGAACGCGGGAGGATCCTCCTTTGATTCGGTTTGCCCAACGATTGGCGCTAGCACCATGGGCAATGGGAAGGCGGGTAACCTTGAATTGAACGCCGTCGATGGTTGTGGTTTTCATCGGGGTTGTTTCGCTTGGTTCTTCCATATTCTACAGCATCGCACCCCCTTGCCAACCCCCTGAATAATAAGGGTTGCTGATGAGGGTCATAAGATTATTTGTCTACACTTTGGAACTTATTGTTGCTGAAATTGGCATAACTAAATTGCTCACGATTAACTAACTTAAATGTACCGAACTCATTGGAGTAAACATAACCCTCACCACCGATTGGAGTTTGTCCGATGTATGCTTTAGGACCAT